GCTAACTCCTGTCACGATTACAGTGAAAACAGATGGCTCTGGCATTGGCACTTACGCGTTAACCAGTGTATGTACGTTGTCATACCAAACAACTCCAGTGTTAACTGTTACGTCGAATACGGCTACAGTCGTTGCAGGCGTAAGCCCTTCCGCGTCGTCTTTTACAAAACAAGCAGGCACGGCTGTAAATATACCCCCAGCCACGAATGCGCAAACGCTGATTAACATATGAACATATATGCATACATGAAGACAGACACAGGGGAGTACCCTGTGTTTGAGGGCGACTTGCGACTTCTTTTCCCCGATATGGGTGACGTTTTCGTGTGCCCATCTGGATACGTGGCGGTCCATGACGTAGGTACTCCAGAGCCTCCTGAAGCAGACCACATGCTTATTGAGCTACAGCCAGAGGACGCCGGGGGGCACTTTGCGCGAAGTTTCACGTCTAAGAAAATTGAACGACAACCGGCTCGGTCTTCTCAGACCATACCGTTTACATTCAGTGCAAGACCAAAGGTGCTGGAAGACAAGAAACAAATTTTTCCAACTGAAGCTACGGGGCGCATTCAAGTGACTGTCCTCAAGGCAGACTCATAAATAAAGGAATTTTGCCATGGCGCAACCAGAAGTAAATATCGGCACCGTAGCCAACGTGTTTGTTCGCCAGATGCATTTTGCTGCATCGGGTGACCAAGAGTTGGGGCACGGCCATCCGTACGACCACCTGACACTCCTTGCAAAAGGCCAGATGTCTGTGCTTATCGGTGACAAAGAAACCATGTTCACTGCCCCCAGCATGATCTACATTGAGGCGAACACGCAGCACACTCTGACGGCTGCCTCTGAAAACACCGTCGCGTACTGCATACATGCTTTGCGTGAGCCCACTGGCGACATTATTGCGCCAAACATGGTGCCGCAAGGCGCAGCGCTCTTTGAAGTATTGTCAGCGTTGACTACACGCGATGCGTAAAATTTTGCCTAGTGATGTGCCCGAGTTCTCTGACTTGGTGCATTTCACTGAGTGGTATTTGGCTGCGGGAATGCCCATTCTTTTGCCAGAAACATCAGAAGTTTTTCTGTCGGACGACGCCACGGCGACTTGCCTGTTTCGGCATGGGCGGTACCAGTTTGAGATGTACTTTATCCACCCAAACCCAGTCATACCAAGCCATGCACATCCGGGTGTAGAAAACATCGAAGTACCAAGTACCGGCTGGGGTGACTTGACACACAGTATGCTGCAAAGCCGCGTCCAACGAGAAGGGCAAACACACGGTAGGGGTATCCGTGAACGGGCTGTCACTGCAGGTTTTGCGCTTTTCTCGGCACAAAGGTGGGACGAAGGCATCGAGATGTCTACTATTGGCGCACGCTGGAAAGGTTTTACGGCTGGCCCTAAACATGATGCTTTGATCCAGCGGTTTAACCCAGACTGCTACGCGTACACTGGATACGCGGATGTCACGCGTAGCAAACCTCTAGCCACTGCGGTCATGTAGAGGTGTTCAGTGCAGTTTGTAGTCTAAAATAATGTTTGCTGAACTCACCGCCAATGCCGACTTTGTGACAACCAAAGTTGTTGGGGGTAGACCACGTAGCTGTGGCGCAAAACCTCTGCGCGTGATAAATTCGTTCAGTACCACACTTAGCTAGGGCGCATCATGGCAGCAGTCAACATCAAAGCATTTCGCGGAACTATACCGCGCATCAGCTCTCGGCTGCTGCAGCCTAACCAAGCCAAAGTCGCGGACAACTGCAAGCTGACGTCTGGCAATCTGGAGCCACTCAAGGGTCCACAGCTGGTTCATACATCACTGCTAAATAACGTCGAGACGGCATACTACTGGCGAGCTGTCATTGACAGCCGTCCGCAGGACAACTGGCTCGTGTGGAACTCTGACGTCGACGTCGTCAAATCACTGATACCCAACGACCCTCTGCAGCGTATCTACTTCAGCAGCGATGACTTTGAGCCTCGCATGACGACGTACACGCTGGCCATAAATTCTCTGCCGTACCCTACGGCTTGGTACGCTCTTGGCGTGTTTGCGCCTACTACTGCGCTCACAGTTTCGTCTTCCGGGGGCTCCGGTACGCTTGAGTCACGCTCGTATGTGTACACATACGTGACTTCTCTTGGTGAAGAGTCGCCTCCATCTCCACCATCAGCGCTTGTATCTGGGTACCCCAATGGAACTTGGAGTATTTCCGGCATGCAGGTCGCGCCTGCTAATACGGGCACTGTTACCGCTGCTACTTCCATCACCGGCGAGCAAGTCCGCGTTACGCTCAATAGCACGTTTGGCCTTTCCCAGTTTGACACCATCACGTTTTCTAGCGTTGGTGGGATGACCGACCTGAACGGCACCTTCCGCATCCAGTCTCTTGGCCCAACAGCTAACACGCTTATCGTCAACCTGAACACAGCACAGACCTACACATCTGGTGGAAGTTGGAGCAAAGCTGCTCCACACAACACTGTCAGCATGGTCAAGCGAATCTACCGCACGGTTGGTACCGGTGGTACGTTTCTGTATGTCGGCGAAGTGGCAGTGTCCACCACGACTTTTACCGACACCGTAGTCGCCGCCAACTTGGGTGAAGAGTTGCCCACGGCAGATTCGTTGATCCCACCGAAAAACTTGGTGTCGTTGACGAGTTTGCCGAACGGCTGCTTGGTTGGTATCTCCGGCAACGAGCTGTGCTTCAGCGACCCGTACGTCCCATATTCTTGGCCAATTCGCAACCGATACGCATTTGCTGGCGTGGGGGTAGAGTTGACCCCTGCCGGCAACTCGGTGATTGTGCTGACTGACAGCTATCCAATTTTGTTTACTGGCTCTGATCCAGAGGCCATGTCGCCCTCGACTATGCCAACATATGCTCCATGCGCTGCCAAGCGCGGTGTCGTCGATATAGGCGGCGGATGCATGTACCCAAGCTATGACGGCTTGTGGCTGGCTGCGCCCGGGCGTGTTGAGAAGATAACGTCCAAGCTGTACCGTGAAGAAGAGTGGCGTTACCTTAACCCCGCGTCTTTCGTTGCTAGTTTTGCAGACGGGCAGTACTACGCTAAGTACGATGACAACGGCTCATCGTTCATCTGGGTCTTCGATACAGCTGAAAACGACAGCGTCGTCCGTGTAGAGCAGGATGCTACCCACCTTTTGCGTAACGAAACCGACGGTGAACTTTACATCGCCAACGGCAGAAGCGTGTACAAGTGGGACAGCAGCGTCAACACACGATACACATCGGACTGGGTCAGCTCCGAGATTCAAACACCGCGCCCGCTCAGTTTTGCCGTAGCGCAAGTGCATGCTGCGTACGGGTCCGTGCCCCCTCCAGACAATACGGCTCTGGAGTATAACCAGTCGATCATCGGTAACGTGGATGCAGTAGGCGGTAGCATCAATGCAAACTCCGGGTTGGAGCTGGAGATCAATGGCTCCAACTTGCGTCTCGTCACGCAAGAGACTTCCGCCCTCGTGCAATTCACCTTGTATTCCAACGGACAACCAATCTTTGTCACGACGGTAGATTCCTCCAAACCATTCCGCCTGCCAGCTGGCTTATCTGAGGTGTATCAGGTGGGGCTTACTACGTCGATCCCGATCTACAACGTGACCATTGCTGAATCGGCTAACGAACTGTCGCAGGCCTCCTTATGACAAAAGCTGCTATCCCCGTCGTCAACTCTGGCCAGTTTGACATCGACCAATTTGCATCTGCTGTCAAGCAGAACATGGACGCCATGACGGGACAGGCCAGAAACGTGACCCGCCTGCAGCCGCTACCCGCCACCGCCACGCTGGCCGAAGTGATCGCCCAGCTCAACGCTGTTGTGGATAGATTGCAGTAGATCGGCCATAATACGCACTATGGAACTTGAACTCGTAGAGCAGTCGGCAGTGGACTCCTGCTACCCTGATGGGGTGCCGGAAGGATTCCCCATTGACTTGTTCGAGCCGATCAACGGCCCAGAGCTGGTCATCCGCGAGGCCAAGCTGCGCAATAAGATCGACGCCTTGCAGGCGCTTATGCTGCAGCAGCCACAAGCTGACACGCCCGTGCGCAACGTATTCTCTGGCGGCGTCTACGCCCGCGAGCTGTTCATCCCCAAGGGGACTTTGCTGGTGGGCAAGCTGCACATGACTGAGCACCTGAACATCTGCATGCAGGGCGACCTCACATTCATGACGGCAGACGGGCCTAAGCGTATCAAGGCTCCGGCCATGTTTTCGTCCCCCGCTGGCACGAAGAAGTTAGCGTACGCCAACGAAGATTCGATCTGGATCAATGTGCACCCTGACTTGGGCCTTGAGCCTGACCAGATCATTGATGCCATCACAGTGAACACATTCGCTGAATACGAGAAACTTGTCGCCCACGCCAGCTTCAAAGACACCATTGCTGCGTTTGGGTTGGACGAAGAGACCGTACGTACCGTGTCCGTCGACGAGTCTACGCTGGACAGAACTCCACTAGACGGCGTTGAGGTGCGCGAGTCCGCTATTGAAGGGTCAGGCTTGTTTTCCTTGCGCGGGTTCAGCGCAGGTGAGAAAATCTGCGTCGCGCTTGTGGACGACAAACGGTCTCTGGCTGGCAGGTATTCCAACCATTCGCCCACGCCCAACTGCAATTTTTCTGTCGTCGATGGTGCACTGTGGCTTGTGGCAGGGCGCGAGATCGAGCCTGACGAGGAACTTACCACCAATTACGGTGATACATTGACCCTTATCCAAGGGTTGGGGAGCTGATTATGAGTGCTGTTGTTGGTGCAATTGCTGTCGGTGGCGGTCTTGCTATGGGACTTGGCGGAGCTGCGCTTATTGGTGCTGGCGTGGCTGGCGTGGCTGGTGGCATGATGATGCAAGAGGGGCGCGAAAACGCCGCTGAAGCTCAGGCTGCACAAGAACGCGCCGCTGCTGGTTTGGCCTCGTCGTCTGACTACGCAGCTAAGTTGTCGTATAACTTGGGCCAAGATCAACTGGCTTTCGAGAAACAGCAGTACGCTGAGATGAAGCCGTTGGCACGACAAGTTTCTGCGTCTCAAATCGCAGCGCAAGACGAGCAAATGCGGCAAGGGCGCGACTACTACAACTACCAGACTAACACGTTCCGCCCGCTTGAGCAGGGTCTGGTTTCACAAGTCCAACAGTTTGACACTGAGGGTTACCGTGAGCAGCTGGCCTCGCAGGCTGCAGCAGACGTTTCGCGTGCATTCGGTGTGGCGCAGGGCATGACCACTCGTGATCAAGCTCGTCGTGGTGTTGGCCCCGGCTCAGGCAACGCCTTGGCCATGAACAACCAGAACGCTTTGGCGCTGGCTTCTGCCCGCGCAGGCGCGGCTACAGGTGCACGCAATCAGGCTGAGCAGCTCGGCTACGCCCGCAAGCTGGATGTCACAGGTCTTGGCCGTGGTCTGGCTGGAGCGTCTACTGCAGCGTACGGTGCAGCAACAACCGCTGGCACCGCTGGCTTGAACTCTGCCATGGCACCGGGTGCTCAGTACTCCGCAGGCGCAAACCGCGCAGCTGGCGTTATGACCACTGGCGCAGGACAACAAATTTCTGGGTACAGCTCACTGTACGGCGGCGCGACAAGCCTTGCCTCCGCTGCAATGCAGGAACAAGCAGGCATGACTGGCTCTCTGCTCGGCATGGCCGGAACTTTGGGCGCTGGCTACCTCGGCAGAAAATAAGGAGTACTGATATGGCAAGCGCATTCGCACAGGGCATGGAGTCTGGAACACGACTCGCCAAAAGCTGGTTGGACACGTACAACCAAACCGAAGAGAAAACACGCAAGCGTCGCGCTGCTGAGGAAATCGCTGCAGCTGGTACCACCAGCCTTGCAGAACTCCCAGAGCAGCCACGTGTGTACACCCCCGAAGCTCCTGTCGCCCCTGCCGCTCCCGCGCTCGGTACTGGCGCATACGGCACAGAAGAAGACTACACGAGCATCCAGCCTCAAGGCTTGGTGCGTCCTCAGCCTGCCGCCCCTGCGGCGACACCACCGGGCACTGGGTTTGCTCGCGGGTACACAGCTGATCAGACTCAGGCCGTGCGCTCTGCGTACGCCACAGGCGGCGCTCCCGCTGCCGAGCGAGCAGCGACTGCTCAAGGCGTCCCCACACAAGGGCTCACGCGCCCAATCCCCATGTCGCAGCAGCTTGCCCGTCAGGCTGACATCTACGCACGCAACGGGTTGACAGATCAGGCCGAGCAGTACCGCCTGAAGGCATACGACGTCAGTCGCCAAGAGGAACAGGATGCACGTACCCGGGAAGCCGACGCTCGCACCAAAGCCGATTACGAGCAGAAGCAAAACACCAACAACGCTGCCCAGTGGATGGCCGAGCAGATCAGCTCAGGCCGCACTGCAGACATGACTCTGATCGCTGAAGCGCAGACAAAGTTCAAGGGCAACTACGACACGCTCTTGTCCACCACTGCTAACGTGTTGGGTATTACCGACAAGATCGCGAAGCAGAAGACAGACCAACTGGTAAACCAGATCAATGAAGCTGTGCTGGGCGGTGAAGCATCGTTCAACAAGTTGTTGGGGTCGTTTGCTGACCCGAACAAAGAGGACGACATCACCCCCAAGCTGATGCAAGTCAAGGGCGGCGTGCAGGTCATGTATGGCAACAAGCCAATGAGCCCAGTGTTCACTGGCGCTGACGGCATTTCTCCTCTGCAACAAGCTGGCGCGTTCTACATCAACACCGCACAGGGCAAACCGTTTGAGACCGCTATCCAGATGCAGAACCTCGCAAAGGGTGCGGCTGCTATTAAGGCTTCTGAAGCGACTACTAATGCGTCTAATGCTACAGTTGGGTTGCGTAATGCCCAGATCGGGCAAATCAAAGAGGGCAGTAAAAACGCAACCGAACGTGCAGACATTGTTGATAAATTTGAAGCGCTCACACCGGAAGAGCAAGCTGGTCCAAAAGGTCAAGGTCTCATTAAGCAGTTCAACCTGCTCAACGTAAAAGCCGGTGGTCAGGTGTCGCTTGGCGCAGCCCCTAAAACCGCTGGCCCTGTCAAAATGGATGATCTCGATAAAGAGAACTTGCGTGCGTACCGCGACTGGGAGAAAGACCCACGTAACGCTAAGCTGCCGCAAGGGCAGAAAGACGCTTACGCTGCACGTCTTGGGGTCACAGAGTTTATCAATCGCGCTGCTGCTGGCCCGCAAACTGGTGTGGGCTCGAACCCGTACGCTGCACCACAGCAGGGCGTGGACACTACTCGCGCTCCAACTCCTGCTGCCCCTGCTGCCGCTCCTGCTCCGATGGCACTGAGCACAGAAAATACGAAGATACTAAACCGTGCCGGAAACACAGGCTACAACGTACAATTGCCAGACGGCACGACACAAGTGATGTCGATCTCGCAGCTCAACAAGCTGGGTTATCAGTTCCCTAGTGGCACTGGACTTCAGCGAGCATGGTACGAAGATTTGCTGCCACGTCGCTGAACACGGAGTAAAAATGGCTATCTACACCCTCGAAGACCTACGCAACGCTGTACCGCAGGACATGAAAGGGTTGGCGGATGATGCCCTCGTCCGCGACTACAGCCAACGGATTGGCAAGTCTTTTGAAGAAACAGCCGACTACCTTGGCCTGAAAGCTCGCGGAACTGCTGCTGAGATGGGGCGTCAAGCCCTCGGTGGCGCTGTTGTTGATCTGCCGAAGATGGTCGGCCAAGGCCTGCAGTACACAGGGATTGCTCCTGAGTATGGCCGCGAGATGGCTGCATCTGCTGAGGCGCGTGCTCCTGAATATGTCCCCGATATGCGTGGCCGTGGCTTGCTCGGCCAAGCTGGCGTCCTTGGTGCTCGTGGCCTTGCACCTGTTGCTGCTACATTGCCGCTGGCATTTGTCCCCGGTGGCCAAGTCGCTGCGCCATTGGCGGCTGCTACGCTGTTCGGCACATCGTCAGCACAAGAGACCTACGACAAGCTGATCTCCCAAGGCGCAACTGAGCAAGATGCCATTGACGCAGCTCGCCGTGTTGGCATGATCCAAGGCCCGCTGGAAGGTGTTGCCACGGCTGTCGGCCTCCGCGCTGCCCGTCCGCTGGCTACTGCACTGGGCGCTGCCCCCAAGACAACCGCTGGCATTGCCGGTGCGTTGACTGAAACCGCTGTTGCCAAACCGTTCGCCAAAGGCATGGCCACCAACTTGGTCGTGCAGCCGGGTACCGAAGTGGCCCAAGACGTGGGTAGTTCGCTGGTGGAGCGAGCCTATGGTGCCGCCCCCGAAGACCTTGGCGAGATGGCCAAGCAGTCCGCTCTGGGTGGCTTTGGTTTGACGCTGCTGCTGTCGCCCTTGGGCCTTGGCGGTGCTGTCTCTCGTTCGCGCAACGCTGAGCGTCTCACACAGGCTCTGTATGGTGAAGACACTGCGCCCGAAGTCCGCGAAGCTGCACGCCTCGAAGTGATGGAAGCTGCACGCCAGCAGGGCGTGCCTGAGCAAAATACGGAAGAGTGGCTGCAGCGCCAGCTGCGTGAAGAAGCGGCCAACATTGCTGACACCCAGCTCAAGGAAGAGGAAACTCTGGCCGCTGCGCAAGAGACGCCATTTGCTGACATTGCTTATGCACTGAGCGACCCTGAGTTGTCCGCTGTTATGTCTGAGCCCGACAGGGTCAAACTGTTCGGCACTCTGGAGACATTGCAGGCTACCGATACACCCGCTGAGCAGCGCGATGCTCTGCTGGCAGACGCAAACGAGACCATTGGCCGCTACGTCGCCGCGCTCCAAGAGCCCGGTGCAGAGACAGACCTGACACAGCCGTTCGGCCTGCAGCGCCAGTCCGCATTGACCACAACTCAACCTGTGCAGGAGCTCAACCTCGCAGGTGGGCTGACGCAAGTCCAGACCAACATCCCTGACAGCTTGGCCGGGTACCAAGCCCCAGCTCCCGCAGGGCGCGAGATGCCACGCACGCAGGCTCCTGCACCCGTCGAAGGTGTCGAGGGCATTGAAGCTGTTCGCCCCGGTGTTTTCCAAGTCGCCCAACCCTTGCAGCAAGTCGGCACGTTCGTCGGCCCACGCCCAGCCCCAGCAGCCCCCGTTACTCCTGTCGGCGCACCAACTGCAGTTGCCGCCGCTTTGCCTGCTGCACAACCTGCAGCAGGCGTTTCTTCCACCCCTGTAACTACCGGAGCACCAAGTGGCACTCAAGCCCCTCAAGCCAAGCAAGCAAAAACGCAACGAACGAAAGCACCAGCAGCCCCTGCAGCCGCAGCCGTAGTCGAGGAAGAAGACAAGCCTCTGGCCAAGTTGCTCCAAGACGTTGACTCTGTTGACGTCGGCAACCCACTGCCCGCTTCTGTGCGCGGTGCTGAGACAGTCAAGGCCCCCGGTCGTACATCGCTCAGCACTGAAATGCTCAAGAAGGTGCGTGACGCCCTGCTGCGCCCATCGGGCAAAGTAGGCAAAGGTGCTGGCGAAGCGGAGCAACGAATCGTCGACGCACTGCGCAACTTCGCTGGTGCGTACAAGACATACTCTGACCAAGGCGGTCAGGCAGTGTCGCGCCGCAACAAAATGCCTAAGTCCAAGGCTGCCGCAGATTTTGCAGAGACTCAGGCTTCCGGTATCGAGGTCCAAGCCGCCAACGTGCAGGCTGCCTTGGCTGAGTTGGGTCAGGCTGTCGGTGGCAACGCCAAGGACATCGAGGCCGTTGTTCGTCTGGTCAAAGACATGGTTCAGGGCAAGATCGTTGCCCCCGGCAAAACACGCGCCGAAGTCATTCAGGCTGGCCAGAAACTGGACACCATGCTGTCACAGGCATGGGCTGCTGCCAAGCGTGAAACCTTCATGCGCGAAACCACCGACTTGGCCGATGTGCGTGGTGGTGTTGTACGTGTTGCAAAAGAGCAACAAGGCGAAGTCTCGCCACTCCAGAAGGCAGCCACAGAAGGCGTTGCCAACCCAAAAGGCAAAGGTGAACGCCAGTTCGGCCTGCAGGCAGTATTGCAGTACATCCGTAACTCCGGCACCCCCTTCGAGCGCATGCTCGCGGCCACACTGCGCGATGTCATCAGCGACCAAATGAACGACGTCAAGCTGGAGTTCATCACAGAAGGTGATCCACGCTTCGACCCCAAGACCAACACTGTGTATCTGCGGGCAAACGAGTCCCCAGAAGTTGCGCTGCACGAAGCACTGCACGCTGCATTACAGTCGTTCATCTACAAGAACCCCAAAGACCCAATGGTCATGCAGCTCAAGCGTTCGCTCAAGGCTGTTGTTGGATACAAGGGCGAGCTGACTGGCAAAGCCAAGGAAGTCCAAGACCTGCTGAAGAAGCTCGTCGCGGAGAAGAACGAATTGGACGCTGTGCTGGAACTGGTGTCGTACGGCACCACGCTCAACGACTTCCGCAAGGCGCTGGAGGCTATGCCATCCAAGGGCGTACCTGCATCATTCCGTGAGTCCGTGAGCAACGTCTGGCGCTACATCAAGGCTGTCATGGCCCGCATGCTGAACAAGCCAAACACAGTGGCTGCAGATGTGCTCGACACAAGCCTTGCCCTGCTCGAAAAAGCCAGCAAAGAGGCACGCGTGCCAAACACAGGCAACGTCCTCGAAGCCGCTGTGCAGACCAGCAAGCCCGTCAGCAACGAGAAAGCCGCTGCAGCTCTGGGCGTCCCTGTCGTGGATTACACCCGCTGGGAAGAGAAGAACCTCGTCAACGTGTTCAGCACACAACGCCTGTTCGAGGCAGTCGGCTGGAGCAAAGAAGGTATGGTCGGCAAGGGTGTTGAGAAGCTGGCTGGGTGGGCTCGTGAGACAGCAAAGAAGTACCCCAGCGCAGAGATTGTTGCTGGCCTGCTGAACTCACGGTACAACGTCACACGCGATGTCTCCAACATCCAAGACAACTACAAGTTCGACAAGAACGTCGGCTACCAAGTCGCTGAGCGTATTGCCAACTACATCACCAGCCAGCCAGCTGCGCAAGTCAATGCTGTGTTCGACTATCTCGACGGCAACAAACGCGCACTGGATGGTGTGGACGATGGCGGCAAGCTCAAAGGCTTGGCTGACAACATGAAGAAGTGGTTCGACATCTACGTGGCTGAGTTGTCGCCTGTCGAGCAGAAATTCTTCAACACACGCAAGTTCTCCGAGAACCTGCTGTTCCCGTCGCGCACCGAAGAGATCGCCCGCAACCAGTTTGGCCTCGGCAAGATCAATGCTGTACTCGGCAAGAAGTCTGTCTTTGAAAAAGAAATCGACGAGAACTGGTTCATCAAAACCGCAGACGGCGACGTCGTTCTGGATGGCGACTTTTACCAAGTGTTCAAGACCGCCAACACTGTCAAAGGCACGCCTGAGTCTGCTGGCTTTATGTCGGCTGCTAAGTTCAAGGAACTCGGCGAGAAAGACCCTATGGGTTTTGCTGTCGACACTACGCGCAAGTGGGTCAACGAGAAAGGCGATGTGGATAAGGGCGAGTTTAAGTTCACTACGAACACGACGGCTAAAGAGAAGATCGCAGACGAAAAAGCTGACGATCTGGCAAACGCTCTGCGCAACACCATGGCTGCGCTGGCCAACAACTACGCCAGCAAGAACTTCATCAGTGCCATGGCCAAGATGGGCAGCGAAGACAGCCCCTACCCACGTGTTGCCTACGACAACGTAGCGCAGATCAACGAAGAGTACGGCACCAAGCTGCAAGAGGGCGACGACCGCATTCTGAGCGTGTCGGAAGAAATGTCGCGTTCTGAGAAGACACGTGACCTGTACCGCATGTCTGGCACTTGGGTGCAGCTGCCGAAGTCTGACGTGTACGGTGATCTCGCTGGCAAGTATCTGCCGGGTCCAGTGTGGAACTCGATGATCGACATGTACTCGCGCCAGCCAGTCATTGACATCCGTGCAGTCAACAGCACGATGCGTTGGTTCAAGAAGACAAAGACCACGCTGAACCCCGGCACGCACGTCACCAACGCGGCCTCGAACATTACCATGGCGATGATGCACGACATCTCGTTCAAGACAATGCGCGATGCCACCAAGTTGTTGTACCGCTACGAGTTCAGCCCCAAATCACTGACTGTGCAAGAGCGCACCATGGTCGAGCAGTTCATCAACTCTGGCGCGATGCTGGGCGACTTCTCCAGCACAGAAGTCAAAGAAGCCTTGTACCAAGCGCAAGAGAACAACCTGCGCAACGGCAACGACGACTCCCTGCTGACACGTGTCGCGGGCTACCTCGGCATCGAGAAGTCCAAAGCTGAGTTCATCGACAAGTACGTCAAGAAGGGTGCCAAGGGTGCATTGACAGCCGATGAGGTGATGACGCAAATCTACGCCTTTGAAGACAACGCGTTCCGCATGGCAGCGTTTATGAAGAGCGTTGGCCAAGAGCAGCTCAAGGCCAATACCAAGGCACCGACTGACGCTATGTTCCGCACTGCTGGGCAGTTCGCTCTGAAAGCGTTTGGTGACTACGACATCGACTCCAAGGCTGTGAAGGCATTGCGCCAGACAGTGATGCCGTTCATCTCGTGGGGTTACGCCATGGGTCCAATGATTGGCCGTATGGTGCTCATGCAGCCATGGAAGATCGCAAACATCTTGATGGCCTACTACCTGCTGGAAGCTGCGATGAGTGGCGCTGCCGATGGTGATGACGAAGAGATTCGCAAGTCAGGGCCAGAGACTATCCGCGAGCGCATGTTCTTCGGCTCGGTTGGTCCATACATGCACGTCCGTATCCCGTTCATGGGCGATGACGAGAACCCTGTGTACTACAAGCTCGGAGACTACTTCCCTGTCGCGTCGATGACCAAAGGGTTGCCGAATGGGTTTATGGGCCAGTCATGGTTCCCAAGCATGATCACCCCCAGCGGACCGTTCGTGTCTGTGATTGCCAGCACTGTGCTCGGCGTAGACACATTCACAGGCAAGTCCATCCACCAGCCGACTGACACAGGCTGGGAAAAGCTGTGGAACTCGACCAAGGCAGGCTACGACATCTTCACGCCACCTGCGATCAGCAGCAAGCAGATCGGTCGCGCCACTGACTTCTTCGAGGGCAAAGAGGGCATCACAGGCACTCCGCCTTCCGGCCTCGTGTTTGCACGCTCGTTCGGCCTCAAGTTGTATGATTACAACGTAACAGAAGAGGAAACCAAGCAAGAGCTTAACGCTGAGCGCGTTCAGCGTGAGTTCAAGGCTGCAATGACCAAGGCCAAGCGCGACGAGTACCGCAAGGGCTACCCTGACTACGAGGCACTGGACAAAGAGCTCGAAGACCTGCAAGAACGCATGGAAAAAGAGATGGCTAAAAAACGTGGAGAAGAATGATGGCAAAGACACCAGCATGGACACGCAAGGAAGGCAAAGACCCCAAGGGGGGTCTTAACGCCAAGGGGCGTGCCTCCTACAACAAAGCCAACCCCGGCAAGCCGGGGCTCAAGGCCCCTCAACCTGAAGGTGGCCCACGACGTGACTCATTCTGCGCCCGCATGGAGGGCATGAAGGAGAAGCTGACCAGTGAAAAAACTGCCAAAGACCCTAACAGTCGAATCAACAAAAGCCTGCGGGCTTGGAAATGCTAACTGGAGAACCCCATGATGTACGGCAAAAAGATGATGATGGCCCCGGCCAAACCCGCAGGCAAAAAAGCTGCTCCTTTCAAACCTTGCAAGGGTTGCCCTAACCCAGCCAAGTGCGCCAAGGCTGGCACCTGCCTCGCCAAAGCAAAGAAGTAATGCCAAGCACCAGCGAAAAACAAGCCCGCACTATGCGGGCTGCTGCACATGACCCAGCCTTCGCCAAGAAGCTGGGTATCCCCAAGAAGGTGGCCAAGGAGTACGTGGCCGCTGACAAGGCCAAGGGCGTAAAGCCCAAGGCCAAGAAGTAATCACTTCATCCGGGCCGACTTGGTCCGGGCAAAGGAGCGGTTTTCGGACTTGGGCACTGCACGCAGGTTGCCTGATCCGTTGCCGCCGCCTTTGGCAATAGGCGTCTTGTGATCGACGTCCTTGCCGTCACCCTTGGACACCACACCCTTCTTCTCCATCTCAGAACGGGCAGCGTTGCGTTTCGCACGGTTGGCGATTTGCTCTGGCTTGCCTTGGTAGTTGGCGTATTCCTGTTTGTAGTTGCGTGGCATGGTTGTTCCTCAGTAAAGGTTGTTCAGCACTGGAGGGCGGTAGTTCGGCCCCTTCGCTATTTTCCCATGTTCGTTGAACACAGGGTTGCCGTTCTCGTCGTACTTTGACCAGTTGCTGCGGTTCACGGCATCGACCCCATCGGTCATCTTCATGCCAGCGCAGTGGCCAACACCGACAGACGTGACGATCTGATCGGCCAGCGAGTCCAGCATCTCTTTGCGGTCGTGAATGATTACGTTCTCCTGCCCGCTCTTGAGTCGGTCAGCCAGCAGCTTGAGCTCGTAGCGCAGGTTGTTCCACCCGCCGTTGAACTGCACGCAGTCCAGCATCTCCACGAACTCCTCCACGTGGCATCCCATCTGAATGTCCAGTTCCCGGGCAGTGGGGTCAGGACGACCCCTACGGTGCCACAACTCGATCGAATCAATACTCATGCGTTTCCCCTGTTTGAAATCCATGCCCAGTAGTGAGCGTCGTGCCTGTACCCGTGACATGCGTGCAACGCCTGTCCATATTCGTTATGACCCGGAGTCCCCGCGTTTGCAGCGAGGGCTTTGATTCTGGCAATGCTAACTTCGTAGGGCTCGTCTAGTTCCCAAGGAGTGCCATACACGTTCATGCTGCAGCTCCCAAAACAGCCAGTGCAATCTTACTCTGTGCGCGGGCTGTGGTGCCCGTCAGGCTGTCTACGAACCGTGGGTGGTTCAGGTTCACGATCATGCACTGCATCTGGCCCGGGGCGTGCTTGGGGCAGCCCTTGAACATAGTGACGCGGTCACGGCGGCGCAGCAATGCGTTCTCGTTCTCCAGCTCCCGCTCGATGCGGTCCAAGCCATCACGCTTGATCTTGAGCCATGAGCGCAGCTTCTCAGCGTTGATCGCCACTTGGCTCCCCGGCATGATGGGGTTCTTGTCGTCGTAGACGATCTTGACCCGCGCCACGGCGCGTTCTGGTGCTGGCAGTGTGACCTGCTCAACACCTGATCCATACTTCTCTTTGCACTCGACCAGCTGGTCGTTGTGCTCTGCAAGGAACTGGCCCACGATGTCGAACACATCGGTCTTGTGATCAATGGTGAACTGGCGTGTCTTCTTGATGTGCGAGATCAGGTGGTCGATGGTGCCCTGCACATCGAACGGGAACAGGCCCAAGGCTTGGCCAATCCGTCCCATACCCCATGCAGAGATGATGGCCGTACGATAGAAGCGCTCCTGCGGCTCGAACACAAAGTTGAACGTCTTCATGAACGATGCCTCGGCCCACTTCCACACAGCCTCTGGACCGCCCTTGTCGATCACCACCTGCACCAGCTCTGGGAAAGCCCAGCCGTTGTTCTTGGCCATGATGTCGAAGAACTCATAGCCATCGCTCTTGCCGTCTTCACGGGTCTCGATGAACGTGCGGTCATGTTGTGGCAACTCCAAGCATCGGGCTTTGAGCGGCTCGTTGCCAGCCTGTGCACCCTCGAACTTCTGCCACAGCGAGATGTTGGTTGTCATCAGTGTGGGGCCATCCCACGACGCAGGGTCTCGCAAATCGCGATCTTTGGTCATGGACACCTTCTCACGGCCCATGCTCAGCTGATACGTCATGTCAGCGATGTCTTTGTCGTCAGCTGCAGTCATCTCGTCGATGCAGCATGGCAAGCTGTTGAGCACACCGCGCTGCTTGTACAGGGCGTTGGCCGTGTCCTTCTGGCTCAGGAACAGTTGCTTGGGCGTGCCGATGAGGCTGTTGGCGGCAATCAGTGACAGGGTCTTGCCCGTAGTCGTCTCTGTCGAGTAGATGGACACCACGACGGTGCCGTTGCCAGCCACAGGCCCGAGGATGCCAGTCAACGCCAGCAGCACAGCGGAGCGTATCGTCTCTGAACCCGGACGGTTGAGCATGTCCATGCCGCGAATCCACTCGTCGCGAGAGCCGTGTGGGCCGATCAAATTCTCGAATGCCTTCGCTGGGCCACGCAAGCGCGTGTCGATGTTGTCGTGCTGTGCACCAAGCAGTGTCGGGCCACACATGAATGAGCCATCATCTTGCCAGCCGAAGCTCACGTAGTCCTGCCCAGTTGGTGTCTGCTGCTGCACCATCGTTAAGTAATCCATTAAAAATCCCCGTACTTTTTCTTGTTGGCCAATGTTCTTGACGTAAATCTGGCGGTTGAGCAAGAACGCGCTGAAGTCTTTGCCTACTGAAGCCAGCACCGACATGTCATGCGGCTTTTCTTTCCAGCCAGTCATCGGGTACTTGACCATCAGCTTGAACGCTGACTTGCCGCTCTCGTCGTCGTTGTACACGCCCGTGATGTGCATCTCATACTGGCTCACGTGGTCGAACTCAACCACGTCTTGCGCCACGGTGTTGCCGTTGGCATCGGTCGTCGTGACCTCTGTCTTGACCTCGCGGTAAATCTGCCCGTTCTGCACCACGTAACCCTTGGGCAGCGTCAGCACGATCTCTTCGCCAGCCTCAGTCTCGACAGCCACCTCGGTCGCCACGGACAACTGCGCTGGGCTTGTGATCTTTCCACGACTCGGGCATCCCTCACAGCCCTTGGAGCACAGCTGCTCGAACTTCGCGCAGGTTGTTGGCCCTGTACCTTTCCAACCGTTGATCTTGTCGAGGTTGGTGTCTAGGTCAAAGTCTTTGTGTAGCCCAGCCAACTTTACGATGGCTTCCTTTGGGTCCGTGCAGTGCTTGGCAAGGCCCAGTGACGCACGCCACAGCGGCTCTTCTACAGGTCGACCAGCGGCATCAAGCACACCACCAGAAGAAACAAGAGCTCCCACTTGGTTACAACGAGATGCCACGGCATCGAGGACGACATCATTGGTGTTGAGTACTGCGTCGAGGATGGATGACTTGGGCTTGCCTGCGCGTGGCGTGAGCGCGTTGGATGATAGTTTGGCACTCTTGCCGAACCACGGCTTGAGCGTACCGAAGAGCGCAACTGCATCGAAGTCTGCGCTGTCCGCAACACACCGGACATCTTTCCATGGCTGCTGCTTTTTGTGGTGCGTACCAACGGGGCGAAGCACCATGGATGGGTCGTGAATCTTCGAGGTGTCAATTTCAACTCCGTGCTCTTCTAGCGCAACGCGCAGTGCTGTGGATGCTTTGACCCAGTGCGCTTTGCTGATTGGTGCAGTGAGTGGCCAGTACAGGTGGATGCCGTTACCGGACGAGATAATCATGGGTGGCGGCATACCGATCTTCGTCAGTGCCTCCTTCATCACAGTCCAGCCCTCTTTCTGAGTGGCATACGGTTTGTCTGGGCCGATGTCGAGGTCAAGGGCCAATGCCTTGAACCATGTTGCGTGTTCTTGTTTGCGGTACCACTTCTGCTTGCCGTCATCGTCATAGCCGTGGCCTGCAAATGCACCCACGCCGAAGTAGACCGTGGTGTTGGGCTCTGAGTCCCACTGAGAGATAGCTGCTACAGCCGCGTCGATGTCCGTAAACGAGCCCCTGTTCCAGAAAAAACCACGGGCAACTTTGCCGCTTGGGTCTGGCTTGTGGACGCTGATAACGAGTTCGTCGAGCTGGGCAAATACGCGAGTAAGAAAGTGTTTGGTGTCCAAGACATGCCCCTAGATGAAAAACCCCGGCCTCAGCCGGGGGGTTTGTTTTTCGAGGATTCTATTACTCGTCGAACAGGCTGTCGAGTTTAGCAGCCAATTCATCCGAGGCTTTTACTGGGGCAACCGAAGGCTTGGCCTTTGGCGTAGCAGCAACCACAGGTGCTGGAGCAGCGGCAGCCTCTTCCTCGTAGGCATCATCCACAGCAGGAGCGGCGATCGCAGTCTGAGCCTTGGGGGCAGCCAGTGCTGGGCCTGCAGCAGTAGGAGCCATCTGACGAGTAGCCACTTTAACAGGGTCACTTGTCAACAGGTTGTCCACACGCTCAATGGCCTTCTCTGGCACATAGCCCTTCTGCTTGAAGGTGATCTTGGGGAAGCTGGCTGCGTCGTCGAAGCCCAGCTCAGTCACGACTTCTTCAGGTCCGATGCCGTAGTTGCCCAGTTCCTTGAAGTATTCGCGCAGAGCTTTCATGCCGCTGACAGGAACCGTGAGGCTGTAGACCTTGGTGGGGTCAGCAGCAGCCACAACGGCGAGGTGACGCTGGTCAGCGCACATCTTGGACTTGGCACCCGAGGGCAGAATCTTGGAGCCCAGCACGTTGTTGGGGCAGTCAGCGCAGCTGGCATGCACAGGAGCGTCAATGCTTGCGTCAGCCTTCAGGCCATCGTTGGACCAGCAGTCAGGGCGGACATTCTCAGCAGATGCGTCGAAGGCTTTGGCATAGAACACTTTGGAGACGCGGGGGTTGGCACCCACGATGATGGTGTCCAGCGTCACGCCCACGGTGGTCTCAACGCCTTCTTCGTTCAGGCGATAGCGACCAGCACGGATGCTGATACGCGGAATGCTCACGCCATCAGAGACGATGGCAGAAGCCACGGAAGACTTGGTGCCAGCTTGTTGGCGGGCTGCGATACGCGCTGCGATGTGCGCTGGGACGTTTGCGATCATGTTGCTCATTTAGTTACTCCTTGGATTGCGCTTTGCGCATGTTGAACACTTTTGTCGATGAGAAATTTACCCCGGGTGGAGGTGCGCCGTTGGCCTCGATGTAACTCTTGACCCCCGTCTTTGATGCTCGGCTCTCAACCATGTCCCAAGCATCGTGCTCTTTGCAAAAGCTGAAGAACTCTTCACGAGAACCAACTGTTGCGGTGTGATGGGTAGACCAGTAGGCCGTACCGTGCGGAGTCTTGACTGTCTCCAGTCCGTCTTCCTGTGCTTTCGCTGTCATCCAGTTTTCAAGGGCCACCAGCTTTTCTGTGAGCTTGCCCTTGATCGTCTTATGCTCGCGTTCGAGATCGTCAATCTCTTTGCGAACCTGCAGATACCGCTCTGCGGCAATGTCGTAGTTCATTCAGTTACCTCGTTTCTTACTCGTCACTGTTGATGCCTTGCACCAAATTCAAAAACTCCGCCAGTGTGTTTTTCTTTGCGCGGAGTCGGCGGTATAACTCTGCTTCAAAGCCGGTGGCCCAGATGTGCCACACAGTCGTTTTGCCAGTTGTCGTCAACCGGCGAATCCTCGCATTGGCCTGCTCGTATTGCTCAAGTGAATAAATAGGCGCAAACCAAATGATGTCCTTCGCACGTGTCAGTGTCAAACCGTGTGCAGCAACCTTGGGGTGGGCCAGCAAAATCTGCGGCTTGTCCGTGTGCTGAAAGTCGTTGAATATCTGATCACGTTCCTTCTTGCTTGTGTCCCCGTTGACCATCGCAGCATCGAAACCATCTGTGATGAGCCTGCTCAACAAGCGCTGTTGTGACGCTTTGAACGGCATGAAGATGATTGCTTTGTCGCCGATCTCCGTGAGTAATTCAGTGAGTGTATTGTACCTCTCTGAGTCATCCATGTCAATCACACCGGTCTCGCTGATGACCGAACCGCAGCAGATTTGCAGCAGCTTGGCCAGCACCACAGCTGCGTTGGGCGCGGTCACTTCGCCACCAGCGAAGATCGTCACGGCCTTGTCCTTCATGTCCTTGAACGCCTTCTCCTGCTGCTTGGTCAGCTCGGTCTTGCGGCCCACGAAGTTGGTGTCAGGCAAGTCCTTGCACTCGTCCAGCGAGAACCGGATCGAAGGCTGCAGCACCTTGCGGCATGTCTCCAGCGCGTCAGCACGCGGCACCCAGCGGAACGTCGTCACCTTCTGCATCACCAAGTCCTTGAACGTGGTGAAGCTCTTGGGGCACTGCGGCGAATCCACAAGGCGTGCCAGTGTCCATGCGTCAGCAGGTGTCTGCGAGATGGGCGTGCCCGTCAGCATCCACAGCCATGGCTGGTTCTTGGTCATCCACTTGGCGAATATCTTGTACCGCTGTGAGCTCGGTGACTTGAGCGCTGTCGCCTCGTCGTAGATCACCACGTCGAAGTCCTTGAGCTCTGCGGCCATATTGGTGAACCCGTCATGGTTGATGATGACGTACTGCACCCCGGGCGTAGCCAGCAGGTCGAGGCGCTTTTGCTTCGTGCCTGTGCAGATCACAAACGAGCGGTGCGGCAGGTGGTGCTTGAGCTCACGACCCCACACGACTTTCACCGTGGACAGCGGAGCGATGATGAGCACCTTCTTGGCCACACCTTCGTCGAGCAGGAAGTCAGCAGCCCAGATCGAGCTGATGGACTTGCCAGTACCCGGTGCGTTGAGACACAGGGCACGCTTGTGCATGGTCAAGAACGCTGCAGTGTCCTTCTGGTGTTCCATCGCTGCAAAGCGACCCGGCCAGTTGTAGTATTGCAAGATCGGCGCGGGCACGCTGAAGCCGAGGTTCTTCAGAACCATGGACTCGTCAACACCATAGGGCATAGCCAGCATGTCTTCGCCGTTGTGTTGCAACAGCTTGGCGTGGGGTATGGCTCGCGCAACAGCTGCATTCTCATTGCTGTTGATGATGATCTTGCGCTTGTCAGGTATTACGAGCATTCAGTGCCACCCATGCTTTAAATGTGAGCGCCCATTCGTCCACGTTGGTTTCTCTCACGATCCAGACTTCTCCGCCTGCTTGCGTTGCCGCTGCAATCTCGCGCTCTTGATTCGCTGTAGTAGTGCCCTTGCCGAACTTTGTCTCCACAGCAAAGCCGAGACCATTGACGATACCCACAAAGTCAGGGATACCAGCGCGGCCAAAACCATTGGCAGGAGGCATAAACCACCAGCAATCCGGCGTGCTCTTGAGTACAGCCTTAACCACTTTCTTGACATCTTCTTCCTTTTTCATTTGTTGTGCTCCATGTGTTGACCGCATGTAACGTGAAACCCCGTAGGGCTTGGCCAGCCGCAGCTGGCTTCTCGTGTGCAGTCGGGCACTTCACAGGCCGTGACAAGCGAGTCAACGCTTTTGCAAAGCGGGCAGCCTACGATTGCTTCTGTTGAGTCGAATGGATTTTGTGAGTGCAGCACTTCGCCCTCTTGGCAAATGTTGTCACACTGCACGCACTTGTATCTGTTGCTCATCGTTTACCTTTCAGTCGTGCGTCAGGGCAGAACCCCTTCGCTGGGCACCATGGGCACAGGCCCGATGGCTTGGTCTTGAACACGCCGAGGTCGATGACTTCCTGCACCATGTCAAAGCGAGGCTCCAGTGCCCGCCACAGCGAGTCAAGGAAGCGGCGCTCGTACGTGGCGTTTGTCACCTCGTCGAACTTGAGCCAGATGAACGAGGTCTTCACCTTCGTCACCTGTGGGTAGTGCCAGAACACCATGGCCGCAAACAGCTGCAGCTGTGTCGGGTTCTCCTTGACCTTGCCCGTCTTGTAGTCGAGGCAGTACGCAGTGTCACCGTCAACGACCAGCACGTCAGCGATCGAGCGAATCCACACGTCCTTGGCGAACCAGTCCACAGGCTGCAGCTGGCGGTTGACCGACATCTGATGCTCGAACAGTTTCTCGCCATTGCGTGAGGTGATCTTCTGAACCAACGGACCCCAGCGCTCAAGCGACTGTTTTGCTTCGAGTGTGTCTTCGAGTGCGACAGCTGCTTCGGTGGCGGCTTGGCCAGCAACCATTGCATTGCCATACGCCTCCAGCACCTTGTGCACCCTGTCGCCATACTCTGACGCTTCGTTCATGGAGTTCTGCACGCGCTTGGACACGTACAGGTAGTCGAACTGCGCAGGGCATTGCTCGAAGGTGGACAGTCGGCTGAACGACAAGGGCATTGGTGTGGTCATGTTTCTTCCAGAGTTACTTTTGCGAGTTGCACAGTGAGTTGCTCAATCATGTCCTGAAGAATCCTGCGTCGGTTTGGCGACGGCTGCGCGAACTGCTCCGGCATAGTCACCACCACTTGTATCGGGCCATCAATACACCGAATGCCAAACCACACCTGTGACTCATACTTGCGCACATCCTGTTCCCATTTGACTACTGCCCAGTTGGGCAAGCGGTCAGGGGTTGAGTAAGTTGTTGCCATACTATTTAGCGTCCCCGTAAGAAGGTCCAACACCAGTCTCGCACGACACGGGGATGCTGCGGCACCACTTGGGTGTTAACGACAGGCACTCTTCCATGTACGCACGGGCTTCATCAAGTTCTTCATTCCTCACCACACAGACAGCCTCGTCATGGACGGACAGCTTAACTGGGTAGCGCTGATTGATACGTGCAGTTTGCCACATAACGATCTGCATTGCAGCATGTTGCGATAAATTTTCTACAACTTTCGCACCGTGCAGGTTCACACGCTGGCGACCCATGGTGTACGTCCAGTCCTTGCCGTCATGGCTCAGCTCGTTGTACATCACACCGGGCTCACCGGGGCGACCGAAGCCATCCCACTGCGTCACAAACCAGCCGTTTACATCCACGTTGGTCATGGTGCATCCGTTGGCGATGTCTGGCAAGATGACCTTGTCGCAGCGCTTCCACAGCTCGACCACCTTGTAGTGCACAGACCTGTACAGGTCCACGATCTTGAAGGCTCGGTCGAGGTCGATCAGCTCCACGCCGGGGTCAGAACGCTTGGCCAGCCGAACCATCTCTTGGAACCGTGCTGCTCCTGCACCGTACTGCAGACCCAGCATCGCTGTCTTGCCGAGGAAGCGCTCAGCCTTGTCCTTCTTGGTGATCTCTCTGCCGAACAACTTGCTGGCGAAGTCACAGTACAGGTCAACGCCGTTGCGCAGCTTCTCGGTCACGTCATCTTGGCCAGCCAACGCCATCACGGTGCGCAGCTCGATGTTGGAGGAGTCACCCACCAGCACGGTGTACCCCTCGGGAGCCTGCAACGCATCACGCAGGCCCGCAGACGGGCCACGCGCAGGGATGTTCTGCCAGTTGATGCTGTTGCCGCCTGAGTAGCGCCCTGTGGTCTTGGCACCCCAGAAGTTGAGGTACACAGGCAGAGGGCCGCGCTTGGCAGTCTCCAAGAACTTCAGCGCACGTGTCTCAGCGATAGTCGTTTTGACACCAAGGCGAGCCGCAACCAACGCCTGTACGTCCGCATCGTCGGACTCCAGCAGGTCGGTGAAGGCTTTGTCGGATTTGGCGAAGGCATAGGTCTCTTTGTCGGGGTTGGCTTTGCTCTGCTTCATCGGCGGGGTCACACCCAGCTCCAGCAAGCGAGCAGCGAATTTGTCGTTGGACATGATGGTCTCGCGATCAGTCACAGCTGTCTTGAGCAGCTGTTCCTTGCGCACCACCTCGTCGTCGTAGAGCTGTTTCATCTTGGCCTCATCGCCCACCATCAATGGCTCTGTGAACATCCGCACAGTCATGTCGATCAGCCGCGCAGCCAGTGGCGGTGTGAACGGGTCGAACCGCTTACCCAGCTCTTTGCACAGCCATGTGTCGTGCTTGCAGTACTCAGCGTACTCCTCTAATTCCATGGGATTAAAGTCGGCGCGTCGTTTGCCCAGCGCCTTGACCACAGCCGTGCCTTTGTCCGGCAGGTTGTACTGCTTGACGAGGTTGGCCAGTGAGTGCGATGTCAGGAACGGCAGCAGCATGCGGCCTTGGCCGAGGGTATCCATCCACAGCTTGGGCTTGATGCCGCAGCGCTGCGTCAGGATGAACCCGTCGAACATGGTGTTGTGGCAGCGCACAGCGCTGTTGGCCCAGTCGAACATACCGTGCAGCCAGCCGATGGTCTCCAGCTCAGAGCCAGAGAACCACACAGCGTCTTCGTCGTTCTTGATGATAGAGACCCCGATGATCTCGAAGCGGTCGTCGTTGATGTACGCGTCCGTCTGCATCTTGCTGAGACTGTACTGCTGGTCGTAGTACGTCTCTAGGTCAACGGTAAGGGTGTCCATTACTTGCTCTCTTCCAGCATGCGTGATGCCATCTCTGAGGTGATGAGTTGCTGCACCTGTTCGATGCTTACAGCCACCTGCTTGTCTATGAGCTGTCCATAACTTCCCGCGAAGCCAACGATGTAGCCGTTGGCTACCTGCTCGATGTCGACATGCAGGTGCATGCGATTTCTGGTACTACCTCGTATGGCTTGGCCCATCGCTTGGTTGTACTGCTGCGCCGTTACGGTGTTGCCTTGGTGGGTAAAGATCGTCCCATTCGAGCTGCCAATGCCAATGCCAAGACCGCTCTGCGCTGCGAGTCCAGCGTTAGACATCCCTGACCCAATGCTTGCTGCGTTCTGTAGTGGGTGGTTAGCCATTTTTGGTCTCCAGCTCGATAAGCAGCTCAATGTAGTGCTTAGCTTTTTCCAAATCTTTGATGCCATTCTTATTTCTCCAGCGTGATACGTACTTGATGACGTTGCCCTCAAAGTAGCCGATGCCGTTGGCGTGGATGTACTCCACAGGCTGAATGGCCAAGTCCTTGTAGTGGTTGCCCGCCACTTGCACGTCGAGTGCGCTCTGCGGTGCGCTCAGCATCTGCTGCATTACTTCTTCTTCCTGCGGTGTCCAAGTTGTCAGGTTGGGGAACAGTTCAAGTTGTTTCATAAACGGCCTCATATGTCATTTCAAAGATGTCAGGCTTACATGGGTAAGTTTCCCCTACAACCCCAGTGATGATGTAGTCGCCAACGGTGACGATGTGGCCCCCTTCAAGGGTTTCAATCCAAAAGACTGGCATACCACTCAGGGTCGCCTCAACCACCTCTGGGTGGTCACCCATCTTGAACCACTGCGTAGCCTCAATGACCACGGGCCTTTTTCTGAATTTCATGGTCTCTCCAATGCTGCAATGCCCAGTAGGCGAACGACGACGTCTTGCACGGCTTCGCCGTCTTTGACGATGAATATTGGTGGCCCTTGGCGTGAGCCCGGTCTCGGCGCGTACTCGTCCTGTGGGCGGTATGTCTCCATACGCACCAATGTGCCATTGTCCACGTTGATGATGGTGAACCGCAACTGCTCACAGTTGCTCAGTGGGTCAGAGCGCCTCGCATCTTCCCCTGTCGTCAACA